GTTAATGTTCTCTTCGGCCGCAAAGGCCTCACAAATGCCAAATTTCTTGGTCTTGTAAGGGAGCTTAGCTTTGAGAACCTTTGGTTGGAATATCGGTATGCTATCATGCCTATCATTTTAACTATTACTGACGCCATTGAGGCGTTCACTGCTACCGACAGAATTTCCATTGTCGATGCAGGTAACAGTTTAACTGATGAGTACGCGGTTCATGATTGGGATTGGGCTTATGTGAACGAAGATAGTTCAAAAAGTCCGTTCAATGCATGGAACGAGTATACCGATGTTGTCACTACGAGCGCGCGTCTGTACGTGCGCAGCTCCGTCGATCCTAGTCCCCTTGGAACGGGAATAGTTGACGTAGTTCGTGGTGTTTGGGAAGTGGTACCTTTCTCTTTCGTCTTCGATTGGTTTATCGGAGTCGATAAGTGGTTAACATCGTTGCGCGACGTTGAAATAGACGTCGCTGCTTCTTATGTTACCACCGTTGTAAACAGAACTGGTCGAGTTCGGACTATGGACAACTGGCCAATTATATGGACAGTGCCTATAGACTGGACTTATACCGAGTTCATGATGCAACGTAAGAAGGATATCACGCAGCCGCTTTACCCGCTTCTAGAGGCTGAGAAACTCTCGGCTCTAAGGACTTTAGACGCGATTTCACTAATAATTTCAATCATGAAAGGCATCCTTAGCCAAAGAAAATGAGGTAACTCATGGACCAACTAACCTTGTTGGAAGGTGGAACTACATCCACCGCCGGCGGATCAAACATGGTGTTTAATCCGATCGGCAAAACCGTCACAAACGGCAAAGCCTTTGGCAATGCCGCGGACACTGATCTGACGACCCGTGAAGAGGTCATCATCAAGTCACGTGCAGCCCAGTACAATGCTTCGACTGGGTTATGGTCAAAACAGTCAAGTACGGCACAGTATGTCGTACCATACGAGGACGCAGATGGGAATCAACATTTTTCCCTGATCCGTGTGCAACTTGAAGTTGCACCGGAACATCTTTCAGCTGTTTCAACAATCATTGACACCCTTCGTGAGATGGGTGCTCAGTGTATTATTGATTCAGAGATGGATGATCTGTGGAATACAGGCGCAATATAGCCTGTACCCCGTGAGCGCCTTTAAGGCGCTCCTGTTTTAACTTTAGCACGAAGGACGGATATTATGGTGACATCCAAATCCCATAGTCAGAGAAAGTGGAAGACAAACCTCTTCTCCCTCGAAGCCCTGTACAACGGGTGCTTCGAGAAATTAGTGCTTGATCTCACTGCTCAGGGCTCTCGCGAGAGAGCTTATGGTCTTGAAAAGATGTCTGACCGGCGTGCAGCACCCTCATTGAGTTATCTCAATGCGGGTCCACACACATACAAGGTGTGGGCACAGCTGGAGAATTTTCATAAGAGGCTCATCTTTCCAGATGATCCCTCTTTTGAGGAAATCTCCCAAACATCACTGCAGGACTTCTGCGAGTATCAACAAAAGTCACAATTAATTGATAGTAAGGCGCGCCCAGTCATTGATAGGGCACGTGTTATTGTCGACGATATCCTTGGAGAATTCTCCATGGATAGGTTTGCTGATTTTTGCTTTTTCTCAAAGAAAGCAGCCCTCAATCTCACCAGAAAGAACTCTTATCTCGATAAGAGAATAAAGAATCTAAATGGTACGAGGGAACAGATTAATCTGTTCAATGAGATACGTGCAAGGGATATCCATCTCTTGCGCGCGACCCGGCGTGAGATTAAACACGTTCAGGTCGTTAAAAGCATTAATGTTACATCTGTACCGAAGTCACATAAGGC